GGCCGTACCTCTTATGGTAACAGAGCCTAGCGCGGTAGTGGCTTCCACCCCCGTCAAACGAGCTATGTTCTGCTCGAATGTAGACGCTAATGGTGCGCCTGTAAGAGGGAAGAAGCCTAACATCTAGTTAGCTACTCCGGGCACTTTGTCATTTACGGTAGGTAGGGGTGACGTATCAAACAATATACTATCTTCTTTTTTAGGTTTTGGAGTTTCAAGGGCGGCAATAAAACGGTGAAGCACTGCTTCACGACCCATCCTTAATTGGTCCATGTTAAACTGGGTGTTCCCAATTTTACGCTCCAAGTCTTGAACGTGACTAAGCAACAATTTTTGCTCGTCCGTCATCGCATCAATGTTATATTCTTTTTCATTGACTGTAATGACGTTTGTTTTTTTCTCGGTCATTTTAGTCTCCTTTTTAACAAACAGCCATTTGAGCTTTACGCATCAAACAGCCGTGCTTCCTGCCATATCGTCTTGAGCCATAACCCAAGCATAACATTTATCAAGGAAAGCATCTCCTGATGCGGCATTAATAGCATCTAAATCTGCGTGGTAACGCTTGAAGTCTACCTCGCGGGTGTCGTCTGTAGGCGTTGACGTTGCATAGGCGCTAAGGTCAATCATTACAGAAAACTTAGGGGGGTTATCACCGCCGTCGATTAAATCTGCACCACGTTGGCGGGATACTGCCGCTGTGATGATACGATAGTAAGCGTCGTTGAAGGCGATACCGTATTGGCTTGCCCCTTCTGCGATATTATGTTGTATAGCCATTGTTTGTTTCTCCTTTAGGCATACGTTACTTCTGCTGTTGCAATGTTTGCAACCCAACGAATATTTGTTGCTGCAACACCTGTGGCTTGAACGTTTAGGGCATTGTTTGTGTTGTCAGCATACAAATTCAACTTCCAACCACTTGATCCAATCTCTGAAATGTTAAAGATTGGTAGTGTAGTTGTGCCACCGTCATTTACTAGCAGTCCACGTATTTCCCACGATCCGTAAGACGAAGCACCATTTTGCATAGCTACGACTGTGCCTGAAAATGTAATACAGGTATCAGTAGCTGCTACGATTTGATTAGTTGATGTTGCTGTGCTGTTGTTTGTAGTTAAGGCTTCAGCAGTTGCATCTGTAGTGTCTGCACGAAGAATAAACTGACCACCTTGTGCGTCACCTGCTGCGGCAAACTGACCAGAAGCATAGGCCCTTTGTCCAGTAACCGTTGCGACTGCTTGCATTCCGTGTGCAAAAGAACCGTGACCAGAAGCCGTGTTGAAATAACCGCCAGCAACAGTAGAGTAGTTATTACTGGCAGTGCCATTAAAACCACCTGTAACAGCAGAATATGACCCAGTCGCACTATTGGCCTGACCTCCTAAAACGGCACCTCTTGCACCGCTTGCTGTGTTTGCATTCCCACCTGCTATAATTGAGTAATTGCCTGATGCTGTATTACTCAAACCACCAATTGCAGCACTGTTGATGTTGGTTTCAGCAATATTCTGGTTACCAATAGCAATAGAGTTAGCAGAAGTAGCCTTTGACAGATACCCCATAGCAATACTATTAGAACCACTTGCACCGTAGCTAGATGAACTAGACCCTATATTAACTGCAAAAGCCTCGGTACTACTAGCCCGTGACCAACCAATAGCAACAGATCGTGTACTGGTTGAAGTGGGTCCCCAACCAAGAGCAACAGAATTTGAACCAGATGCACTTGCTGTGTACCCTACAGCTACACTATCAGCACCTCCCGCTGAAGATTGAAGGCCAGCAGCTATTGCGCCTCCCCCTGCCGCCGTAGGTCTTGCAAAGTAGTCTGTAGAAGTGTTTCCGACCCACATTATAGTTCTGTCGAGGGAATACCAGTTTAACCCGTCTGTATAGATGTGTATGCTTTCACCTGTGTACAGTTTTTCTGTACCTCTACCATCTATTGTTTCAGTCCCATCTGGATCAATCGTTGTAATATCGCCAGCACCAGCTTCGTTTTTAATCCAAACGTGAAATCCTGCTCCAAGGGTTGCTGCTGCTGTTAATGATATTGTTATATCATTACTACTATGCGAAATAACTTTACCTGCATCTCCTGCAACAACAGTATAGTTTGCCGTTTTATCGTCTAGTGTAAGATCGGAATCGAATCCCCCACCAGCCGCGTCTGCCCACTCGCCAGCCGTTCCGCCAGAATTTACTGTGAGTACCTGACCTGCAGTTCCAAGGGTAGCTGGAATATTTTGAGCAATGTCTACGCCATCAACGGTCCCGCCCACTGTTATATTCCCATAGGCGTGGAACCGTTGTGACCCGCTTGAATACATTAACTGAGCCGCCGCACTGCCGCTCCTATAAAAGATCAAGTTGTTGCTAAAGCTAAAATATGTATCGCTTGCCGATGGGCCTGTAATTCTAAAAATACCACTAGCATCACGATAAATACTCGCGCCGCCGCCGAAGTCTAATCTGCTCCTTGATCAAAAACAAAGTCGTCCGTCGATTTATCCCAAAGGACATTATAAGTATCACCCGTAAAATCTACGTCAGCGGCGATGGCGACAGTATTAGCACTCGTTACAGTTGCGCCGACACCAATAGCTATAGAGTTTGTACCCGTTGCACTAGGTAAAGTAGACGTACCGTCATAATTCTCAGCGCTAAGATTGGTTATTGTCATGGCTTGTTACTCCTATGCATACGTCACTTCAGAGGTTGAAATATTAGCAACCCAACGGATGTTATGTGCAGCCTCTCCCGTGCAAGTAATCGCTAGTGCATTGTTTGTGTTGTCGGCTGAAAGAACTACAGTCCAACCATTACCGTCTGCAAAAGTTTTAACCTCTGAGTTTACCAGAGTAGTCGTACCACCATCGTTCTTCAGCAAACCTCTGATTTCCCAGCCACCTTGATCCTGTGCGCCATTCTGCATTGCTACAATCGTTCCTGAGAACATAATGCAAGTATCACTGGCAGCTACGATCTGGTTGTTAGTTGACGCCGATAGATTGTTGCCTGTTAAAACAGTAGCAGTCGCATCGGTGGTGTCTGCAACCAAAACAAACGTACTGCCTTGAGCATCACCTTTTGTACCAAAGAAAATCCCAGAAAATGCCATTTTTCCTTGCTGCTCTGTTTTCCCCCGAAGAATAGCTGCCGAATAACCATGCTGTGCATTAGCATCAGTACCTATAGCCAAAGCTGACCCAACGGCTGTTGTCAAATAACCAACGGCTGTTGCACTTGTACTCGTAGCACTACTAGAGACACCAATTGCGATTGATCTTACACCTGATGCGGTGCCATTTAGGGCTACGGCATTTGTTTGTGCGGCCTTGGCAAATTGTCCAATTGCAATACTATTAGCACCAGTAGCACCGTAGCTTGAGGAGTTAGTTGATATAGCTGCTGCGAAGCTATCTGCGCCAGAGGCGTAAGCTCTTGATATTGCTGTCGCATACGACCCAGTTACAGCTTGCGCATAAGTACCTAAAGCAAGAGCACTAGATGATGTTGCATCCGTGCCTCTGCCAAACGCCATTGATTGAACACCAGAGGCGACTGCATCCAAACCAATTGCAAAGGCGTCTTCTCCACTTGCTACCGCACTATCACCAATAGCTATAGCATTGGCCCCTGTCGCACTTGGTTGAGCCGTAGGACTACTTTCATTAGCAGCATAAAGAGCAGCACCACCTACCGCACTGCCTCCAACTAAAAGACTTGTGCCATCAGAGCTTAGAGTAATGCCGCCGCCTGTGCCTGTGTGATCTAGTTCAATCTTGCCCATTACGCGTATGTGACCTCCGATGTATGAACCGTTGCAACCCAACGGATATTCGTGGCTGCTGCTCCCGTAACCTCAACCTTTAGACCGCCATTCGTTGTATCAGCACTTAAAGCCACAGCCCACGCAGATGCACCAGAGGTAGCGTATAAATGGTTTACGATGCCGTTGCCCAAGACAGTCGATGCAGCATTTGCATCCCGCAACAACGCACCCTTGATCTCCCAGCTTGCGTAGTCGCTGCCATCAGTTGCACTTTCACGAGCAATAATTGTACCTGAGAAGCTGTAGGCAGAGTTGTTTGGTAGGATGATTTGATTAGTAGTTCCCGCTAGGATACTGTTGTTAGTTGTAAGAGCTTCTGCGGTTGCGCTAGTAGTATCACTACGAAGGACAAATGTTCCTGCTTGTGCATCTCCATCAGCAGAAAAACGACCAGACGCATGAGCCTCTTTTCCGTATATTAACGCTTGAGCATAAAAACCGTGTGCAAACGAATAGCTTTGTGTTGCGTCATTGTATTGGCCCCCAAGAACAGTGCTACCAGAGCCACTGGCAACATTGGAAAAACCGCCAACTACTGTTGAATCATTAGCAGTAGCTGAAGAGCCAGCACCGCCAAAAGCTGTTGCATAAATTCCAGTAGCTGAGTTGAGATACCCAATTGCATAACTCCTAGTGTTTGTAGCAATAGCTTGCTGCCCTATCGCAATACTGTTAGCACCACTAGCACCATACAATGAAGAAGAATTAGCTATACCAATAGCAACAGCATCTGCACCCGATGAAACAGAACGACCTAAAGAAAGTCCGTAGTTTCCAGTAGCACTTGCTTCAAAACCAATAGCAACAGCACCCTGTGCGGAAGAACCTGTATTGGACTGCCAGCCCATAGATACACTGTAGTCACCTCTAGCACCATAGCTTGAGGTATTGTTAGCTATAGCTGCTGCGAAGCTGTCTGCGCCAGAGGCGTAAGAGGTTCCAAGTGCTACGGCTGATATACCTGTGTTAGAAATTGTAGCACCATCTCCTGCGGCAAAAGACTTTTGACCATCTGTTGTAGCACTGCTCCCAATAGCAATGCCTCTTGTGCCATTTGATGTTACTGCTGCGTTCCACCCAATTGATACAGCAAAAGCACCAGCGTTGGTTGCTCCGTCACCAATACTTATAGCATCTTGTGCGCTTGCTGCCGCACTATCACCAATAGCTATAGCATTGGCCCCTGTCGCACTTGGTTGTGCTGTAGGTGAGCTTTCATTAGCAGCATAAAGATCAGCACCCGCTTGATCTACAAAACTCAACACCCCAGAGCCGTTAGTCTGAAGTACCTGTCCACTTGTACCATCAGCAGTAGGAAATTCAATCGCACTGTTAATGTTTAACGCGCCAGTGTGCACGTCGTTTACATAAAATACATTCCACTTTGCAGAGCCAGTACCTAAAGAAATAGTGCCATTAGCTAACTGATTGCCAGAATAATTAAACGGCATAATACTAGGAGTGCCGGGATCATAAAGAAGCCCTGAAACCCCATCCCCCATAATATAATAGCCGCCCGATATACCTATTTTACCAGCAGTAGAACCAGCATATTGAAAATCAACAATGTCCCCTTCTGTAGTAGTTCGGTTAAAAACAGCAGGAGCCGCTGATGCCGCAGAGATGCTCAACGCCCCCGACATGGTGTCGCCTGTCACTGCAACAAAATCAGTTGCGGCGGACGTAGCCGCTGTACCTAAACCTAGTGAAGTACGCGCTGTAGCACCACTTTCTGCAACCCATGTTGTACCATTACCAACAATGAAGTTCCCGTCTGTCTTTGCAAGGCCACCTAATGCGGTTAGATCAGCGTCATATGCTTGTACGTCCGACCCAATAGCAACTCCAAGATTAGTTCGTGCAGTAGACGCATTAGCTAAATCAGACAGGTTGTTTGCCGTCATCGCAGCGCCAGCAGCCGCTACATTGGTTGCGTCTGTTACGTCTGCCCCATCCTCTACGTTCAAAGCAGATAAGAGGGAACCTTTTGCGATTGAGCCAGTTAAACCTACAACGGCTTGAACAGCGTCGGTTTGGTCATGTTTTGACCAGTTTCCTGCGTATGTTGATGTAGAAGCATTATCTGTTGTCGCAACAATGTTATCACCGATAGCGAACGTTATGCCGTCAACAGTGCCAGCCCCTGAGACGTAGTAAAACCAACCCGTCTGAGCAGTGCCTCCGCCCGGGAAACTGCCAGAACCTGCGTTCCAGTCACCTTTATAAACCATGCCGTTCTCGAGCGCAGCAATATCGGTTTCCATTTGGTCAAGATCAACTGCCTGCGTGACGGTAATATAGTCTAACTTGGTTTCATCCGCAGTGGTAAAAGACGCGGTGGTGTTTTGTAAAACGCTAGAATAAGCCTGTACATTTGTACCAATGGTTAAACCAAGAGACGCTCGGGCAGTCGCCCCACTCTCAGCAACCCACGTTGAACCATTACCAACAATGAAATTACCGTTTGTTTTTGCAAGGCCACCTAACGCAGTTAAATCAGCATCATACGCTTGTACGTCTGAGCCAATAGCTACACCAAGATTCGTGCGGGAGGTGGACGCATTATCTAAATCAGACAGGTTGTTAGACGTCATTGCAGCACCAGCAGCCGCTACATTGGTTGCGTCTGTTACGTCCGCGTTTGCTTCGATACCGTCTAGCTTAGTCTTGTCGCCATCGACAAATGGACCTTCTGACGGAGGCTGCTGAATATCACCCGCAGTAGGCGTAATAAACACACGAGCACTACCTGACAAGTTAATAGCAGAACCACCACTAGAACTTTCGCTAGGGGTACGAGATAGTGTCGTACCAGACGCGGTGTACGTGCCTGTACCTATCTCAAAGTTAGCTCCATCTTCTATGGTATAGCCAACTACATCACCGTCAGACACCCCAGCGGCAGCGAATGTTTGGTAGCCTGAAACGGCACCGCCTAGAGTTATTGTGCCTGTCCCAGTCGTAGAGGTTGAGACATAGGCTCTATTTTTTAAAACAGGCATTTACAATTACCTCTATAGCTTACGCAATACGGATGATTGCACTCGTAGAATCCGCTGTTGGGAACTGAATTTGAAAATCTCCGTTTGAAGACGACTTATCAGAACCAAAATCCAGCACTGCAACTGACGGGTTAGTGCCACCAGATTTGTAGATCAACGCACCGCGAGCAGTGATCGTGGATGATGTCCATGTAGTGTTGGAAAAACTTAGGTATACAGTGGTGCCAGACCCACCATTTGTTGGGTTTGTGGATATAGTAAGTGTATTCCCGCCTGCTGTATATCCAGTGCCAGATACCTCATTTGATGTGGTATATGCTGTGGTAGCAGCACTCAATGTCGCGCTGGACGTATACAGAGCAATCTTAAATGTTTGCGCCGTATCGCTACTAAAGTCCATTTCACCATCAAGCAGCGCTTGCTTGAAACTGGTACACATCGCCTGTGTTATAGCCATATCTAGTCTCCTTTAACTTACTGGCACTCGGAACTGTCCCGAGCGATAGGCGTCTTCACGTAATTTACCTTCTCCGAGATTTTTTAACAATCCAAGAGATTGCACAAACATTTTATCATACGTTTGTACCATATCTGGCTCACCTTTTAAGAACCTGATGGCTTCCACCAATGCACCATTTAACAACGCACTGTCAAATTCATCCCCAAGCCAAGTGGTGCCTGCCGTAACGATTGACGGTGGGTAATACCCATAGTGAAGCTCCGCAGTATAATTACTGTCAGGCGTTGGACCTAATATGAAAGAATCATCGTCAAAGTACGCATAGTGTTTGGGAAGCCCTACAGAAGTGGGTGTAGGGTACGCTTCTCTGATAAAGTTCACATCCTTATTTATTAGGTAGTGATACGCCCCATCGCTATCTACTAGCGCAAGCGAGTATGTGTACAGAAAGTCCGTAGGGGCTGTAAGGTATTTGTTATTTGTGGTCACAGACCCAGTAACATTTCTACGCAGCGCAGGTATCTGCACTGTGCTATATATTTTCTGTTCGGCCTGCTCCGTGAACATAGCGAGTTGAGCATCTGTGAACGAACTCTCACAAATGTCTTCTATATTAGTTTTCAACTCGGTATAGTTCATAACTTACCCCATAGGCCCACGAGCCATAAGACCTTTTGTAGCCGCACCTGTGCCACGAACTTTAACACCGCCACCAGATTTATAAGCAGATGTCATCTTCTTGCCCGTCTTCTTGGCGTGGGCTTTTGCTTTCTTTTTCCCCGCTGCCGTATAGGGAAAAGATTTGTTTCCTACTTTTGGCATTACATACCTCCTACGATATAACTACACTAACAGTGCCAATTTTTCCAGTACCAACTAATGAGTTAGGTGTAAGACTAAAAGGATCATTTAGCCCCACAGGATTCCAACCCCATTGAATTACCCTACTACTCGTATCGCCAGACACCCCTAAACTTTGGTCTGGACGTGGATTACGTATTGCTTGAGGGTCGTCCACTGGGAACTCGCCAAGTTTAAGCTGCGGATGATCAGGATCCCAACATTCAGGACAGGCTTTAATATTAGTGTCTCGCCCTTTAACAAACAGGTTTTTAAGCTCTCGTAGTTTGTATTGGAAGCCACATACATCACAAAGGGCTAAAGCGTTTTTACTAGAAGCAAACTTATTACCCATTATGCAATCCTACCTATTCTAGGCACGAACCGTGCAGCCGTTTTCTCTCTATCCTCACCTGCTGCTAATTCAAACTGCTCATCATACGCGGCTTTGAGCATAGGGATACGCTCCGCTAGATCAGGAACCTTCATAGCTATGTGGTAGGCTAACCCCGCAACAAGGCAAGGGAAGAACCGGAAGTTCATATCAGCGGTTTCAACGCCATTTCCAGCATCTTCAATCCGCCGCATACGCCAATAATAAAGCACATAATCGTTGTTATCAGGTACAGGCCACACGTTTACTTTGGGAGCATCACGCAAACGCTCTACATAAAGCTGTATAGGACGCCCTTGTGTTAGTTTGTTTGGTATAGAGGCATACGTACTTACACTTATTCGACTTATGGTAAGATCTGATTGTGTCGTAGCATTGCCGCTATTAGTACGTATTTGATGTTCCAACAGATCAATTGTGTCTGCTGGTAGAGTATACTGAGAAGTGCCTTGCACCAAACTCACAGTGCCAGAATCAATGGTCCACATATTGATACCACGGTTCTGCCACTCGATAGTCATTAAGTTCATGGACCTACGCGCAGTGCGTAAATCATAGCCAGAACGCATCTCGCTACCAGCACGCTCCCATGCTTCTTCGGCAATCTCCGTGAAGTCCATGTTAAACGCTGTGGTGCCTGATGTAGCCATAGTTACTTATCCTTAAAGTGCTTGATGACTTGCGCAACGAGAGTGTTTTTGGCTTTCCGTCTATCAAGCTCTACGCCTTCTGAACGCATCATAGCTTCTAATTCGTTCTTAGTCATAGCCTTAATTCTAGCAACGGTGGGAACCTTAACTTTTGGTTTGGGGGCAGCAGGTTGCCCACCCATTGCTAGTAGTTTCGCTTCCGCTTCTCCCTTAGTCATAAGGTCAAAAACTTCCACGTTATATGTACCATCAGCGTTTCTTGTGCCTATCTGATACACGGGTTCGCCTGAAGAGAACCTGCCATTCTGAAAAACTTCCATATTACTTCCTCACATATAAAGGGTCTGTTTGCGTCTAGGCTCCATCACACACCCACACCCGCGAGCGATAGAGCGCTTTCTACGCGCTAGACCACCACCTGCTAGCTTAACTGTAGCAGGCTTTGTATTTTTTACTACTGTCTTACCTTTACTGCCCTCACGCTTCTTTTTGTTAGCCGTAGCTTTACGCTGGCCTTGGGACAAACTTCTGGCTTTAGACTCTGGCAGGCACCTGTCAGGGTTCTTCTTATCTTTAGAAGTACCACATTCCCCCGCGATGTTCCCCTTGGAGTCGATGCGCTTCCATTTCTGATCCAGCCATTTTTGCAGTTGGCCCATTACTTTTTCTTCTTACCCTTGGCCCCTTTTGCGTAGTTGGGGTCTTTACAATACTTAGACGCGGCGAGGTTTGCATACGCAGAAGGGTAGGTATCAAAAGTGCGTTTGGCCCATGCTTTACCAGAAGCACAAATCTTACCGCCCTTTTTATAATACCTGCGCATAACTACCTCATTTTACAGGGGCGCACGCCCTTAGATGCTTTTCCTGCACCACGAACTTTACCACCATGACCAAACTTTTTAGGGCCATAGATCTTATCACGGACTCGGGCTTCAAGCATCCTGCGGTCCACGTTAGGATTTAGCTTCAATTGAAACTCCAACTCCTCTTGGAACGCCATATCTTTGATGTCTTTTACGTCCTTATCCGTGTCCATGATTACCTCATCTTACAGACTTT